CTGAATGCGCTGACGCTGACGGATGTTACAAAAAATGCAGCGTATGGCGTTGAGATAGAAAGTCTGGTGCTGGAGATAAATGCACCGGCAGCATAATAAAAAAAGAGCCAGCGACTGACCTGAAAGAAGACGCTGGCTAAAAGGCCTTATATGTTTGTAGAGACTTATTTTTCACAGACAGCAATGATGCCTGTCAATATATTATCAATATGCGGATTGTTTCAGTTACAGATGCTTTATTAAGGAAAAAAACAGCCAGCACTGACTTTCGGTGGAGAGGTGCTGGCTCAGAAGGATAGTTGGATTTCACATGATACTTATGCCTGGCGGTATATTTTCTGACAGACAGTGACGGGTGTTGTCAAGATATTGTGTCATTTATAACCTGAATCAGGGGAGGCCGGAATGTTATCTGGCATTTTTAGCAGAGCCTGAATGCCATAATCACGGCTCCCGGAGTTGGCCGTCAGTGGGTGACACTGGCGGTTTTTTTGTTTTTCTTTACTTTCATTTTCTGTCGGCGGTGACGGAGACATACATCAGATGGAAAAAATCACAACAGGTGTGTCATACACCACGTCAGCGGTGGGGACGGGATACTGGTTACTGCAGCTGCTGGACAAAGTCTCTCCGTCCCAGTGGGTGGCAATAGGTGTGCTGGGAAGTCTGCTGTTTGGCCTGCTGACGTATCTGACTAACCTGTATTTCAAAATCAGAGAGGACCGTCGTAAGGTGGCGCGGGGAGAGTAGTCGATGAATAAACAATACGAACTGGTTGTAAAATGAATATTTCTAACTGAAAAAACGTTCCATGAGGTAAGAAAAGGTCACAGGCAATCAATAACAGGACGTGATGAAAGACCCTTGCATTTGTGCGCTTTCTCTTTAGATAGCAGCAGATACTGAAAATCTGAGTTGTCGGGGAGTCAGGGATACAGCTGTGCAAGAGTTGGTCATTGTGATTCCATTGAAATCCTGTATGCCATGAAGGGCAGGATTTTATGGCTACCTGAGCTTTGGTGATAGTAAGTTGAAAATTCGCATTTTTTGCTGACATGCGTAACGAGAATCCCATAAGCAGGGAGGACTTAATTCTTCATTAACCCATGCGTTGATATTATGTTTCAGCCGTTGAAGCATCAGCGGTGTTAATGTTGTGGTAATAATATCCAGCGTTTTATGTGAGATCTTACCGTAAGGGTCTGCAAGAATGCTGCTTGTTGCTTCGTTATTATCTGCCATCAGAAGAAGTAACTCTGATTTAACGTTTTCTGTCATTAGTTGTAAAAATCTTCTGCGCAAACTTTCTTTACTGTTCATTTATATGGCTTCATTTGTTGTAATCTGCTGCGTCTCAAGGGATATGTTTATGAGAGCGACCATGAGTGTTGGATTATATACCTAACATATCAAGGGATTAGAAATCGATAAATCCCCATGAACGAAAAAATAAAATACGGCCTGTCGGCTGCCGTTCTGGCGCTGATTGGTGCAGGTGCTTCTGCGCCTGAAATCCTCGACCAGTTTCTGGATGAAAAGGAAGGTAACCACACCACGGCATACCGTGATGGTGCGGGGATCTGGACCATCTGCCGTGGTGCCATTCTGGTGGATGGTAAGCCTGTTATTCCTGGCATGAAGCTGTCAAAGGAAAAATGCGACCGGGTTAATGCCATCGAACGTGACAAGGCGCTGGCATGGGTGGAGAAAAACATCCGGGTGCCGCTGACCGAACCCCAGAAAGCGGGGATCGCGTCATTCTGTCCGTACAACATTGGCCCCGGTAAGTGCTTCCCGTCGACGTTTTATAAACGAATTAATGCAGGCGATCGAAAAGGTGCCTGTGAGGCGATTCGCTGGTGGATTAAGGACGGTGGCAGAGACTGCCGTATCCGTTCAAATAATTGCTACGGTCAGGTCTCACGGCGTGACCAGGAGAGCGCGCTGGCGTGCTGGGACATCGACAGATAGCAGAATATTTTCCTGAAAAATGACGTTGGCCAACGCGGGTGGATAACACGAAATCCTGAAAACTGGTAAAACCTAAGTGAATAAAAGTAAAAACCCCGTTTGTTGGCAGCAAGCGGGGTTTTGTGTTTTCTGACCTTGAGCAAGGCAAGGGAGAAATTATGGGTAGGGAGGTACTTTCCCTGTGAGGAAGTATAAAAGATTCTTTCTGAGGTTGTCCATTATGAAAGGCATTGAAGTGGAGACGCCAGCCAGTCTGGATTTAACAAGAGCGGCAGCTTTTGCCATTCGTATTGTGGCCATTGCTGTTCTGGTCTGGGCAATCCGTTGGTGGTGATATGAACCGTGTTCTGTGCGTGGTTATCATTGTCCTGCTGGTGGCCTGTGGTGCGCTTAGTCTGGGGCTGAATCATTACCGTGATCACGCCATCATCTACAAAGAGCAGCGCGATAAAAAAGCCAGTGAGCTGGAGCTGGCGAACGCGACAATTACTGATATGCAGATACGCCAGCGTGATGTCGCTGCACTTGATGCCAGATACTCGAGGGAATTAGCCGATGCGAGAGCTGAAAATGAAACTCTGCGTGCTGATGTTGCCGCTGGTCGTAAGCGCCTGCGGATCAACGCCACCTGCTCCGGTACCGTGCGTGAAGCCACCGGCACCTCCGGCGTGGATAATGCAACCGGCCCCCGACTGGCAGACACCGCTGAACGGGATTATTTCATCCTCAGAGAACGGCTGATGGCAATGCAGAAGCAACTGGAAGGAGCACAGGAATATATCCGTACCCAGTGTATACCGTGATGTTTTGTTATGAAGGTGTTACTGGTAACGTTAAGGTAATTTAACAAAGAGTCAGTTCCGGACTTTATAGTGTGCTCAGTTCATGGCCAAAAACGATTTCTGTGATAAATATTTTGAATATTATTTACAGGTAAATGGAGTGGGGCACATGGATAGAAATATTACAATAGAGTATGAAGTATATGCCCGTATTGTATGGGCAGAGAAGGCAAAAACACGGTAATTCCGTGTGTTGCCATGATACCTGATTGGCAGAATAGTTGTTTGGTTTTGAGTATATAGTCAGCGTTTTTTGTTCAGTAATTGCTCCCTCAAAAAATAATAAAATAAGGTGATTATTTTTGTTTATTATTTAGTTTTTTTTGTGTGTTGTTTTATTGTTTTTGCGTGATTTGTTTTTTATTGTTATTTCATTAAGGGAAGGTAAATTCAGGATGGCAGTCTGTAGATAATCGGAGGTCACTTATGCTACATGATCACGTGGCAGAATGTCTGGAGAAAAAAGGACTGTACCGGAGAGCAGCTGAACGATGGGCAAAAGTGATGGTACAGCTAAGTGATGACCAGAAAAGAAAAGTGGCGGCACAGAAACGAGCAGAGTGTTTGCGTAAGGCGCGCCGGACTCCGGTTTCACCGGTGAACCTGACCGAAATAAAACAAGCGGTCAACAGACTACATTCTGAGTTGGGAATGGGATTTGAAGAGCGGCGGGTATTCCGACGATATAAAGGGACAGGAGAACAGAATACGTCCGGAAACGCGCGGTCAAAAAAATGCTAAAAAATATCTGAGAGAGTTATTGCCTGTTACCATAAGAAAAAGCGACTTTAGTGGTCGCTTTTTGTGTCATATATAAGTCGTTTAAGTAAACTTGTCTGAACAGGTGCTCTGGTCGTGTTTGTCTTTGTTGGGTACAAATTGAGAATATTTTTCATTAATTAATCTTCTTCTGCAGGCTTCAATAACCCACGCTGAAAAATTACCTGAACCTTTCAGGTCAAGAGCGATGTTAATTTGTTCAATTATCTGGTTTGGAAATCGGATGTTGCGGGTTGTTGTTCTGCGGGTTCTGTTCTTTGATGACATAATGTTGCCCCGTATTCAGTGTTGCTGATTTGTATTATCTGAAGTTGCTTTTACGCTAATTTGATGCAGATCAATTAATACGATACCTGCGTAATAATTGATTATTTGACGTGGTTTGATGGCGTAGATGCACGTTGTGACATGTAGATGATAATTATTATCATTTTATGGGTCCTTTCCGGCGATCCGACAGGTTACGGGGCGGCGACCTCGCGGGTTTTCGCTATTTATGAAAATTTTTAGGGAAAAATCAGATCCGTTCTTCTTCTTTTTAACTGATTGATTATCAATGGAATTTTAAAAATATAAAAGGATCTGACAAAGGCTGTTTTTGTTAGAAAACGCCATTTTCAGATCCTTTCTGGTTCCCGGGGGAGTGTATGAACGTCAATAAGAAAAAACTGGCCGATATTTTTGGCGTTGATGTCAGGACCATCACCGCCTGGCAGAGTCAGGGGTTACCACTAGTTTCTGGTGGAGGGAAAGGGACTGAATCAGTTTTTGATACAACTGCTGCCATTCAGTGGTATGCGCAGAGGGAAGCTGATATTGAAAACGAAAAACTCCGTAAAGAGATCGAGGATTTGAGGGCTGCCAGCGAATCAGACCTTCAGCCCGGCACCATTGATTACGAACGTTACCGACTGACGAAGGCACAGGCCGATGCACAGGAGCTGAAAAATGCTCGTGAGGAAGGCCTTGTCCTCGAGACGGAGTTATTTACCTACATCTTTCAGCGAGTGGCACAGAATATATCAGGGATCCTTGTCCGTGTCCCTCAGACACTGCAGCGTAAATACCCTGATATATCACCCGTACATCTTGATGCTGTGAAAACTGAAATCGCGAAAGCATCCGATGTGGCTTCTGAAGCCGGTGAGAATGTGCGCAGGTGGATTGATGATTTCAGACGAACTGAGGGCGGCTAATTCTGCAGGAGCGATAGCAACCGGCCTCCTTGCGCTAAAAATTCCTGTCCCTCTGACGACAGTTCAGTGGGCAGATCGACATTATTACCTTCCGAAAGAGTCATCTTACACCCCGGGGCGGTGGGAAACACTGCCGTTTCAGGTTGCCATCATGAACAGCATGGGGAATGACCGGATCCGCACTGTTAATCTGATTAAATCTGCCCGTGTTGGTTATACAAAGATGTTGCTGGGAGTGGAGGCTTATTTTATTGAGCATAAATCACGCAACAGCCTTCTTTTCCAGCCCACGGATTCTGCTGCTGAAGATTTTATGAAATCTCATGTGGAACCCACGATCAGGGATGTGCCGGTTTTACTCGATCTTGCACCGTGGTTTGGGTGTAAACATCGTGATAATACCCTCACGCTGAAACGTTTTTCATCGGGCGTGGGCTTCTGGTGCCTGGGCGGGGCTGCCGCTAAAAACTACCGTGAAAAATCCGTGGACGTGGTCTGCTATGACGAACTTTCCTCGTTCGAACCGGATGTCGAAAAAGAGGGTTCGCCAACCCTGCTTGGGGATAAACGTATCGAGGGCTCTGTATGGCCAAAATCCATTCGCGGCTCGACGCCTAAAATCAAAGGCACCTGCCAGATCGAAAAAGCGGCCAACGAGTCGGCGCATTTCATGCGTTTTTATGTGCCCTGCCCACACTGTGGGGAGGAGCAGTATCTGAAATTTGGCGATGAATCCACGCCTTTTGGCCTTAAATGGGAGAAGGACAGCCCCGAAAGCGTTTTCTACCTCTGTGAACATCATGGCTGCGTGATCCATCAGTCTGAGCTTGACCAGAGCAACGGGCGGTGGATCTGTGAAAACACGGGGATGTGGACCCGTGACGGTCTGACGTTTTTCAGCGCCGCGGATAATGAAATTCCGCCGCCGCGCTCCATCACGTTCCATATCTGGACGGCGTACAGTCCGTTCACCACCTGGGTACAGATAGTCTATGACTGGCTGGATGCACTGAAAGATCCCAACGGCCTGAAAACCTTTGTGAACACCACGCTGGGCGAGACCTGGGAAGAGGCCGTGGGCGAAAAACTCGATCACCAGGTACTGATGGATAAGGTCGTGCATTACACGGCGGCGGTGCCAGCCCGGG